AACTAATGCTACATTTTGGCATTACGTGAAGGTCAGGGAGGGCTAGCCTGTCATTGCTTTAATGGAGAATGATTTTGCGCATAATCAAATATTAGACGCTAAACCAGCAAGCTATTCAAGCAATGAAAATCAAGAAGTACGAGAAGAGGGTGTCAGTGATACTACTCAACAAGCCCAAGGCTAGAGACTGTGATTATGTTCTATATGGTTTTATATTATTAGCATACAATGTTAATATACACGATCTAAGCACTAAAGATTTTCTAAAAGGTTTACACAACAGAGAATACCCTTCTTTTGAAGGGGTAGGACGATGTCGCCGTAAACTTCAGGAAAAACACAAAGAGCTTAGAGGTACCAAATGGGATGCAAGACATGCAGAAGAAGAGAAAGTAAAAACCGAAATAAATTTATTTTAAATGGAAACAAACAATGGATTTAAGAAGTAAAGATGCAATAGAAAGCAGTAAGCAACACGATATTGAAATGGGTAATATCCTTATAGCAGAATTTATGGGGATTGATCAAGTAGATATTGACACTTATCAAGAAACAAATTCTAATCTTAAATACCATACATCTTGGGATTGGCTTATGCTTGTAGTACAGAAATGTAGACTAGAAAACCGATTAGAGTATTTTGATAGGGTATACTATGCCCTTGAAGAGTGTGATATAAACGTAACCTACAAAGCAGTAGTAGAGTTTATTAAAAACCAAAACAATTAAAAACTATGGCACAAGAACTATTAATAGTTGGCGCAAGTGGTACAGGGAAATCCACTTCAATTGAAAATTTAAACCCTGACTCAACATTTATCGTTAACGTAGCCCGTAAGGCGTTACCGTTTAGAGGATGGAAGAGTAAATATCCTGTATTCAACAAAGAGAATCCTGACGGTAGATTTCATTCTAGTGATGTACCACACGAGATTCTCAAATGTTTGAATTACATTAATGAGAAACGTCCTGAAATAAAGACGATTGTTATTGATGATTATCAATACACTATGGCAAACGAGTATATGCGTAGAGCTAACGAAACTGGTTTCAAAAAGTTTACTGAGATTGCTCAGAACGCTTGGTCGATAATCAATGCAGTTAAATCTATGCGTGACGATTTGCTTGTAGTATTTATGATGCACTCAGAGGTTACATTCGATGCTCACGGTAACAAAGTTACTAAGGCAAAGACTATCGGTAAAATGATGGATAATGTAGTTACTCTAGAGGGTATGTTTACTATTGTATTGTATACAGACGTTACTAAGAGCGAAACAGGTATGGACTATTCATTCATAACACAGAATGATGGTGCTAACACAGGTAAAGCTCCTAAAGACATGTTTGGGTCTGTTAAAATTCCAAACGATTTAAATTTAGTAGCAGAAGCTATTGAACAGTATAACAATTAATTAATTTCTAAAAGAGAGAAAAATGTACGGAAGTAATGTAGAAAGTAACAGTACTGGTGGAGTAATGCCAGCAGTAGGTATTCAAGAAAATTGTGAACTAGTGAGCGTATCACTAAATATGGATCAAGGCGGAAGACTTGACTTTGAGTTCAAACAGTCTAATGGTGCAAGCGTAAAGCATGCAGAATTTCCTGCAAACCCAGACTATGGTGATGTAGAAAAGCAGGCAACTGATGTGTCTCGTCGTGTAAAGCATATTGCCACTAAATTTATGAGCGAAACAGATTTCGTTATAGAAAATGTAAGCACATTTGCAGAGTATGGTAACAAAGTAATTGCTTTGTTTGGGCAAAAGTTTGCAGGAACTAAGTTTAGAATGCTATTTATCTATAAAGGTAAGTATGTATCTCTTCCTAAGTACCCTAACTTTATTGAGAACATGGCAATTCCTGCAGAGAAAACTACTATTTATATTTCAGATTGGAATAAAAAGAAGCTAGTTAAGCCTGAACCAGATGCTGTAGTAGGATCAAATCCTACAACAGTTATGGCAACAGGTGGTGCAGAGATGCCATTTTAATTAGACCCTAATGTATGGGACTAAAATAGTAGAGCTATGTGAAGAAGAGATTCTAGACAGAATTAACTGTCTAGACATCTTTTCTTACTACATAGGAGATGACTTCAAGATGGGTAGAGCTATGAGATCTCCGTTAAGGAAAGATCGTAGCCCTTCTTTTACTGTATTTAAACATAGTAGTGGTAAGTTTTTCTATAAAGATTTTAGTACTGGTGATTCTGGTGATTGCTTTACATTCTTAACAAGGATGTATAGCGCCACTAGATTTACTACTTATAGAATGATTGACAATGATTTCCAATTAGGAATATCTTCCACTACATTTGCTAAACCTACTAAACAAGAGTATGGTGTACACAATAAAAAGTTTGAGAACATTGAAGACTCATCTACTACTATACAAATAAAGTCCCGCCCTTGGAATTCCCAAGAAGATAAAACCTTTTGGTCTAAATATGGAATATGTTGTAACATACTTAGTAAATATAATGTACGAGCTGCCAGCAATGTATGGGTTAATAATAATCTTATTGTTAGCAGTAATCGTTTTAATCCTATATATGCATATCATTTCCCTGATGGAAAAATGAAAATATATCAACCATATAGTAAATTTAAATGGTTAAGTAATACTAGCGTGTCTGATCTACAAGGGTTGAGCCAACTTCCACTTCGGGGGGACACGTTAGTTATTACTAAATCACTAAAAGATGTTATGTGTTTAGATATATTCGGAATACCTTCAGTAGCACCATCGTCAGAGAGTTGTGTCATTCCTGCAGACGTCGTTAAAGATTTAACTGACAGATTTGCAAGAATATACATATTATATGACTTTGATTACACTGGAATATCTTTTGCTAATAAACATAGAAAGCTGTATGGATTTATACCGTTATTTTTTACTAACGGAAAATTCAATACCTTTGACTACAAATCAAAAGATTTTTCGGACTTTATAGCTCTTAATGGAGTTAAAGGTGCGGCCGAACTAATAGAATATGTATGCCAAGAGGAATATTCATACCAGGAAATGTCCCATCGAGCAAGAATGGAAGAAGATGGACGGGACGATATTTTATAGTATCTAAGCAAACTGCTACATATTATAAAACAAGTAAAAAGTTCTGGATTGAGCACAAGAAAGATTTTCTTAAACTTGTTAAGCAAAAGTCAACAAAAGGAAAACCTTATAGAGTAACATTTAAGTTTGTAAGAAAAAGTAAGCACAAGTTTGATTACATCAACCCTGCGCAAACTATACAAGATGAGATGACTAAATATGGATGGATAGCTGATGACAATGCTGATGAAATAGTACCTATATTCTTAGAGTATGAGTATGATAAAGACAATCCAGGAGTTTATATTAATGTATTAAAATCTTAATTATGTCAAAGAATACTATCAAATATTCGGAAGAATTTAAGCTTAATTGTTTTAATTATCTTAGATATTTCATGGATATTAGATTATTAACTGCTGCTATAGATAATGGAAGAGATACTGTTGTAAGATATTATCTTGAAAATGCTTTAGAAGATCCTGAGTTATATGTTAATCATATGAATGACGAAGGTGATAGAGTAGTAGCTAACGCTAAAATTCATGCGCACAAACAACGCCAAGAATTATACAATGAATACATGGAATTACTAACTAAAACTGAAGACGAAAATGTCAGAACAAAATTATTACGCTAAAGAATCTATATCAAACAGTGATTTAGGTACTTTAAAAATATCTCCAAGACAGTTTGTTATGAGAAAACAAAGAGAGATGCAAACTAAAAGCGCCGCTATGGAGCTTGGTACTCTTATTCACAAGTTTACACTTGAACCTGAGACTTTTATTATAGCTGATGTGGAGCCTGTAAAAGGTAAAATGGGAGACTATATTCAAGCTTACTATGAATTAGAGAAATCTGGTATGGAAGAAGATAAAATTTCTGAAATGGCGTATGCTCATTCTCAGTATAAACCTTCACATTCTAAGCCAGAAACTGTTCTTAAAAGTTTTAAGAATAAAGAAGAAAATGTTGCTTACTACGAATTTCTTAAAAAAGCTGATGGTAAAATTGCATTAGGAGCTAAAGATAAACAAGTAATCGAAGGATGTCTTACATCTTTGAGAGAGCATGTAGTTTCTAATAAATTATTATTTTCAGAAAACGAAGAAAATGTAGAAGGTCTTAACGAGAAAGAAATATATTTTACTCAAGAAGGAGTAGAATGTAAATCTAAACTAGACAGAATTATTGTAAATCATAATAATAAAACTGTAACAGTTGTAGATCTTAAAACTACTAGTTCTCAAGTTTACGGAGAATGTGTTCCTGTAAAAGAAAAAACAGGTATTAGTTTAATGCGGGATTGGCATGTTACAGGTTTTATGTACTCTTGCCTTCAATATTCTTATCATAGACAGCTTGCATTTTACACTAACGCAGCTATAGCAGAATATCCAGATTATACTGTAGAATCTTTTATTATTGCAGTTGACACTAAAGGAACTTACGATGTAGCAGTATACAAACTACCTTCTGAATGGTTAGAAGAAGGCTCAAACGAAATAAAATGTTTGTTAAGTGAGTATAAACACTATAAGCAAGAAAATAACTTTAGTATAAAGAAAGGATATGAAGATGTAGTAAGTTATTAAAATTTTGTTTAGATGGGGAAGACAGATGTTGTGCCGAAACAAATGCTTAATAAAAGCTACACGTACATACTTCCAATGCTTAGTACAAAAATAGAAATCGTAAAGCAGAACCTCGTCAACGCCTTTATAGGTTGTGACGAGTTTCCTGCTTATGCTAATCATATTTTTTTGCTGTATAGGTATAGTGGAGATGTAAATTTTATAGAGTATGAAGATTACTTAGAGAATACTATTCTTTTTAAAGCTAAATACGATCCAGATAAATATCATGTTATATTTATATTTGATGTACCTAAAGAGCATCAAAAAGATTATAATCTTTTTAAAGAAGGTAAGTACTCTAAGCTATCGCATGCTTATAAACTTTTAATATTCAAATTTCACAAAATTATTGACGAAAATCACAAGGTAGGTAAAGTCCTTTTTAAACATCCTGATTTAAGATTAGAAATAGAAGACAGATTAAATACTGCACTTCCTGACAATTCTGAATTATCTTCTGTACCAGATTTAGAAATAGAAATCTATACAGAAAAGATGAAAATAAAAAATGTTCTAATTCCTCCTGAAAATCCATTTGACTAAATGAAACTACAACAACACACAAACGTTAATGAAGTAATTGGCGTACAAAAACAACACAAGTTTAAAATAACAAACGGATCACAGGCTATCATTATGGATAGCCTTATTAATTTATACTCGGACCCTATTGGTTCGATTGTCCGTGAGATCACTTCAAATTGTATAGATGCAAACCGCGAGCGGAACCTTAAGTTAGAGGGTAAGATTCC